GAACCAGTCATACCAACCGGCTTCAATCTGAGTGGATCGCTTGTTTGCATCAAAGTCACCGCGGAGAAAACGAATAGCAAAGTCTGCGATGGGCATATTAGACATCTTGTAGGTTCCTCTGTTACCTTATAGAATCAGTATAAACTATTTGTAAGTAAATGTCAACCACTAAAAAGTTTCCAAAGTACAAAAATTGGAATTGACAACGGCCAAAAAAGCCCCGCAGCACAAGATACCAGTGCATCGAGACCTTCAGGATCACCATCTTTATTTTGTTTATCAAAATATTTAAGTGACTTAAAATAAACAAATAATCCAATAACTAGGTAACTTGCAAATAAAAGTTCAGTTACCATACACTCAATCCTTTCTTGCGGATTACATTATTAATCCGCTTCTTCAGAACATCTACGTTAATGTCATAATCTTCTTGGATATCATAGAATGCTTCCCATTTTTCATTCTGGGACATTTGCATCTTATTATCTACAAACCATTCAATACGCTTATTGAGATTTAGAACACGAATTTTATCTTCGTAATCAAGCTCTTCGAGAAGATTTTTTCTTTGTTTTTCAAGTACTTCCATCATGCTACGTTCCAATCAAGATCTTCTTTTGTTTCAACAGATTCATAACCATCATATTCAGTGATACGGTACAAATTGCCTTCTGGAACATCTTCGATCCGAAGTTTTGCAAAGGTGCCGCTAGCCTTGTCACCAAGCGTTTCTACGACTTGAACAAGAATCGGATCATCTCGTTTAATCGAGTGGGGACCATAGAAGTTTTCTAGTCCTTCTACTTTAAACGTATTACCCCATTTAGTTTTTTCTTCTGTATACTTGAAACCTTTTAGATCAAGATACATGCGAGTTGCTTCATCAGAAATACCAAATCCACCATAACAAGCATTATATACAATTTTAGTCATTTTGATTCCTCATATTGTTTTAAAACATTTGTAATACGATCATTAGATTCTCGAAACCATTCTACACAAGATTCTGCGCAGGCTTTTGCTTGTGGATCATTAATATAAAATGAAAGCACATGAAATTTATCTTCTGCTTCAAACATATCAACAAGACACCGTTTTAGTTCTGCAATTAAACTAGCTTCAGTCATTAGTCAAACCTTTCCAAAATGAATGTTCCAGAATATATTCGGCAGATATTATAAAAACTGATTTATGTTCATCAGTCCGTTTTTCACCTTCTGGAAGTTTTCGTTCAATCAGATGAAATACTACAGAATGATCCAGTGGCTGGGGTTTCTCAATTCCAATCACAAGTTTATTTCGATGTGTCGGTTTAATATGGTGCAAAAATTGCGTTGCACGGGCTAAATCACTGATAGAAGAATCTGCAAAGTCCACCATATTAAACCTCCATCCAGTTCATCATTGCTTCGTACTTCGGACCGTTACCAACAGAGTCACGTATCTTCTTGATTACAAGGGCCCGAAGTTCCTTTCCGTCAAGAGCAGAGAAGATGAAAGCAGCATCTTCTTTGTTAAGGAGGTTCGGAACAAAGTTGATAGCAACTTCCTTCTTTACTCCACCATGCAGGACACGAGCAAGAGTGACAAGACCTTCGAGTCGACCAAGAACGTTTTCAATAGCAGCATCGAGTCGAAGTTCATATGCGCGAACAACAGCAAGATCAGTTGCATCCAACAAAGGCAGGACGTCATCGAGTTGTTCATTCACGATGATATCAGCAATGTTCCGATCAGAACGGATCAGGTCCTTGGTCTTGTGGATACGGACATACCAATCATTCTTGATTTTCAGCATGTGGCCCGTGGTAAAACGGATGATGTCACCCTCACGTCCCTGTTGTTGGCGGGCACGTACGATGTAGTCTGACAGCCCACCGTCTACAGACCCATACTGCGGAACAACCTCGAAAGGAGCACCGAAATGCAAGTTGCTGATATACTCACCAGTAACAGTGTTACGAATGGCGGTCAGGATCAACTTCGGCTCAGAGTAGTCAATAACGATCTTGTTGGTCGGTGCAATGTATTCAAAGATCGGAGTTAAGCCATCGTCCATCATATATTCAAGCCAATCATACTGATTAGCATCAAGCAACTTTTCAGACTCGACAGCGATATCAGTCACACCCATCTTGGTGGCAAGACGAATCATTCCGTTCATGCGGAGCGGACGAATCATCGAGCCGTCCATCTTTTCCATGATAACATGAGGTTGAGTCATGTCAATCATATAAATCTGAGTCTCTTCACGCTCGTTCACGTTGAAGAACTTGTGATAGGGCCGCGACATGATGTTGCCTTCAGTATCGAAGATGATACCGCGGCACTCACGACGAATAGCAGCGCCAAGATCATCAGGACCAGCCATGTTGAAAGTATCCGCCATGGCCACAACATAGTTAATTACCGTGCCAAACTCGCGCTCAGCAACAATAAATTCGGAACGGCCTTCGATGTAAGGAAGGACATCAGTGATGGTACGAATTTCAGGAAACACATAGTTCATTTTCAGTCTTCCATCATTACAAAAAAGTTGTGGGTGCCAGCAAAGAAGTCGTTCAGCCAGTCATTGATCATTTGCTTGTAGTCGCTATAGTGAGCGACTGGATGAGTCAGGAGCTTTAGACCTTTGATTGGATCAAAGGTCGTGTAGGCAGTTTCATAAACCGTGTATTCTACATTGATCATGGTCAGTTCCTCTTACCTTATAGAATCAGTATAAACTATTCAGGTGGTAATGTCAACCCACTTAATCAAATTAAAATCAGGAAAAACAATTTTTGCATGCACAACTTCACAGAGACCATTCTGAACTCTTGCTTTCCAAAAATCATCAGATCCTTCGCCCTTACCTTCAAGTTCAATTAGAATTTTTGGATATTGCAAGGAGACTCGCGCGCAATCTTCTTTCCAGTCATACCATTTTGATTCAAAATAATTTGTAAGTGTGGTCCCATCATCCAAAAATTCATAGTCATGAAGATCAAGATCTTTTGCAATCTTCAAACCTTGGTTTGCATTATCAAGATTTGAAATTTTTAACTCATATTGTGTGTAGTATCCCATTAAAATCCCCCGTTAGTGTCCCAGTATTCTGCATTTTCTTTTTCAATTTGATCCCACTGTTCTTTGAGAATCGACACATCATATTCATTAGCCAAATATGGCTCTTGCCAGTAAGGTTCTCCGACAGGTGCCATTACAGAGGTTCCACCTTCATGAACATAGAACATATCGCTGTAATCTGCATCTACATAGATGCGAATTTCCCCGCCTTCTTCATAAGAAGACCAGCTAGCTTCATAAACAAGTTGCATTTTAAACCTTCATACATAGAAGTGTAAGTTTGGCATAGCGCCGAATTTCTTCATCGGATGATTCTGAAAAGTCAAACGAATACATTCGTTCATAGACTAGACTGGCAGTTTCCATAGGAATATTCAGAAGTTCAGAGATAACACTAACCCAGTACATTGTGTTTCCTTTTCATGCCTTATAGAATCAGTATAAACTATTTGAAATCAAATGTCAACAAAAAAGGCGAGGAATTTCTCCCTCGCCGAAATTTATTTGTAAGGATAGATCTTATTTTGTAGTAATGGTTGTATCCACTGCAAGATCTTTTGCGGTTTTCACCATCAGCATGTTCATGAAACTTTCAACAGTCCCAAGGGCCGAACCAGAATTTCCTGAACCATTGCCACCAGCAATAACTGTGGATGGAACATTGATCTTGGAAGCAGCATCAGCCCATACTTTTTGTGCTTCGGTCCATGCCGCAAGTTTTTGTGCAAGAGCACCATCGGCCTCAAGGATTACACGCTTTTCATATGCAGCAGCATCGGCACCAACTTGAACAGATTCAGCATCAATTCGAGCACGTTCAAGGTTAATAGCAGCAGTTTCCTTTGCTACACGAGCCTCTTCACGGACACGTTCAGCAGCAGTAATTGCAAGTTTCTTCTGGGTTTCGGCCTCGGTGGTCAACTGGATTTGTTCGGTCTTTGCTTCTGCTTGACGCTTTGCAATTTCAGTATCACCTTCTGCAATTCGGAGCAGACGCTGTTCCTCTTGTTCAAGCCGCTGTTCCTTTGCAATGACCCGACGAGATACAGCATCCTTACGCTTCTTTTGTTGTTCCTCGAATGCAGGGTCAGCCTCGATTTTTTCTAGGATTGCCTGACTAACTAGGATACCATATTGCAGATATTCCGGAACAGTACGAATTTCTTTACCATTACCATCAAGCACCTTTTCGGCAACCATGATAGTGACGGTGGTAGCACCAACATCTGAAGTATCAGCTGCGTTTACAGTATCAGATGCAGCAGCACCGGAAGAATCAGCATTCAGTGCATCAATTACTTTTGGAACAAGTTGGACTTTGGGTTGACCTTTCATCAGAGTATCTTTGAACTCGATTTTAAATTGATCTCGCATCTGGCCAGAGAAATACTGTTCCATAGTAAACATGTTAGCAACAGTGTCGATTGCTGTAGTAACACTTGGACGAAGTGTCGTGGTAATCAGGCGCTCTGGTGACCGAAAGTCGCGGGCCATTTTCAAGAATTGGTCCGAATCTTGAGGAATACCGAAACGAGTTGTTTGGAATACATCGCCAGTCCAGTTATCACTCATACGAACATTATATGAGCCGCTAACTGAACTTCCTTCAGCGTCAGGATCAAGTGTATGTGCTACAGTAATGAAGTAAGGCCATGCAGTTGAAGTTCCCCAGGCAGAAAAATACCAACCAGTTTCACAAGTTGAACTTTCAGATCCAAAAATTGTTCGGACGTGTTGGCAATAACCAGCATCATTATAACTGATGGCACCAAAACCACCGATGAGAAGACCAAATGATGCAAGAATAGGAACAAAAATCCTTTTCAAAGTACCAAGTTCTGCCGGCACCCTGACAAGTTTAAGTACAGTAGCAAGTACCAAAAATAGTACGGCCATAAAAATAGTAAACATTGTATAGTTTCTCCTTAGTGTGTTTTATTTAGTTGTGTTTGTTGATCTTTGTATTCGGTGTAAACCCATACAAAGAATGGAATATATGCTAGAAAAAGTGCAATCGCTAAGTTCATTTATCTTGTTCCCTATTATCAACTACCTTTTCGACAATATTTCCATCTTCGTCCTTATCTTTGACATATGTATAAGTATTTTTACTTTTAACAGGCCAGAAGATACCGATAACAAGAACGATAAAACATGTAATAAGAATTAGCGTAATCATGATAGAATCTCAGCTGGTTCAAATTCTGTTCGGACTGTTTCAGGAGTCCCGTAATAGACACTCCATTTCATACGAAACTTCTTTCCAGTTTTGTGTAAAAAATCACGGGTGAATACTCCATAATCCTCTTGACTGTCAATACATTCTTCATCTGAGATTGCAGTAAAAAGTGGATGAAGTTCATCAATGATGCAGTGTAGGTGTTGCTCGATAATTGATATTGTCATTAGGTTTTTCCAATAAGTCCTCTGATAAATGCCCAAATGAAGAAGATAGGAGTTAGAAAAATCAGTAACAATAACCCTATCCAAAAATGTTCTACAAGTACAAGTGCAGAACCATATACTGTTACTAGAATGAAAGCAAAAACAATAATTGCAAAAACCAGTTCAACCATTATGGTCTCACAATAATATTGTTGTCTCTATAGCGAGAAACTAGAATTACTTCATAACCTTTGAGTTCTGGGTGTTTCCGAAGATGCCGCAGGAATGCCCGATATGATTTGCAATCAGAATGAGTAGATGCACCCGCGGGTGTCATCGTATTAGCAGTTACCCACTTCTTTGTCTGAAAGCACCACCAAAGTGAAGGTTGATCATCATTCCGAAATACGGTGATTCCCATGAACCATCGACGGAGAATACGTTGACCTTTTGGTGCTTCGAAAGTGATGTTCATTTGATTCTTTAATGATATTAAGTAAGAAGATTTTGCGAGTTTGCTGTTGGTCATTACACTTCCACATCTTGATATTGAACTTCCAAGATTTCATAGTCATGCTTTGGGTTTTTAGGAATCCAACGACCTGTTACATAACGATGTTTATTACCATGGTTTGGTAAATCCAAGTATGCTTCTTTCGATGTCGGCCACGATTCCAATACAGACCTGTCACCTCGTATGGACATACCATATTGATCTACTTGTTGAATGACGACTTGCCACTCACATCGCATTGTTTTGATACGGAAATTCTTCGTTTGGTTCATTTTGTACCTCATATAGACAATATATACTGATTCTCTACTGTTGTAAACAAAAATATTATGCCAACACGATTTTAATTTCTTTCAACTCAAAGTCAGGAAGATCATCTTTTGCATATGAAGGTTGATTTGTCATTGTACGAGTTGCTGCACCTTTCGATGTGTAGACACGAGCTTTCTGAAGCTCATCGGTCAATGTGTGACCCCATGCATCTGTTTTCTGCAGATATTTCAGAGTAAGTTTATCTCGGAGAACATATGAGGTCATGGTCGTTTCACCTTTTGTTTTCATAATAGCAATATATACTGATTCTATTTCATTGTAAACCAAATTATTTTACTTAAGTACGATATTTTTAGTTGACATTATCTTAACACATGGTATAATTGGATTATCATCCATAAAGATATATGAATCAGTTAATTGAATTTAAACTGAAAGAATCAAGAAAAGTATATATTAGTCGTCCCAGGCAGCATTGCTCCATCCTTCATCCCAAGCAAGGTAAAAATCCCACTCGTCATTGTTGTTATACTGGTTATCCTCCGATCCCATACCGTTTTGATATGCACGATAGCATTCTTCACGTGCATCCGATACAGTATGATCCGAAGAATGAACCCAGTTGTAGTATTCTTCGTCCATTAACTTGCTCCCAAAATTAACATCATCACGCCGAAAACAGTAAACAAGATTGCAAATGCAGTACCTACTTTATCGGTAGATATAACAAATAGCAATGGTGTGATCACAAGCATAATTAGACCTGCGGCAGCCATTTCACTTCACTCCGTCACGAAGATAAGCGGATTCCAGAAGAAGAATGACGCCAAGAGCTTCAAGCGGATTAAGCTTTTCGCCGAGAGCACTTGCAGTCACAGCCCGTTTTTCAAAGAAGTCGATTGCTTCGCGAACCGGCTTGCCTTCCATGTATCCAATATTTGAGTGGATACCCATCTTAACAATGTCGTAGTCAGCACGGTTCACCCATTCAGGGTTGTGAGGAGTAAGGTTTTCGCGCATTTGTTGAAGCAATTCTAGAAAGTTCATGGTCGGTTCCTTTATACCTTATAGAATCAGTATAAACTATTTGAAAGCAAATGTCAAACGTTATCAATACGCCTGTTGTGCATCTTTAAAAACTTTTTTGCATTCTTAAAAGTTTCACGATCTATAACATCAAAGTCAGGTGTCCATGGATGATTCGAAGAATAAGGATGATCAGAAAATCTGAACAAGTATGTTTTATTTCGTACATCCAGTTCAATATACCTTGAAGTTTGCGACCCACGCACACGATATTTGCACATCCTTTTGGTGCAAAGATTCTTGAAGAAACCGTAAAACTTATTCTTTTCAGTAAAGTTTTCCATGCTGACCTCTTTGATTATAGAATCAGTATAAACTATTTGAAAGCAAATGTCAACGGATAATTAGTTCTTTCTTTGCAAAAACCATTTCTGGATCCAACCCAACAAGATCAATACCACAAAGATCGAACTTCTTGTAACTCAAGCATTCTTTATAATCTAGAATTTCACCAAGAAGTTCCTTGATCTTTGCGATGTATTTCTCTGGTGCTGTGCTGTTTATTCTTGAAACATTTTCATAGAGACCAATTTCATCATATCTAATACCACTTTTTAATTTTGGAAATGTCGGTAATTTTTCCATTATTTTAAACCTTTTGCCATGTCTTTAGTTTCAAGTGCCCGTTCCAGTGTATCGGTTTCGGTTTTATCATCACGGACCTCAATGAACCGAGGATGTGAAAGTGCATAGTGCTCATTTGCACGACCACGAGTCAAGTCATTGCACCGAACAGTGACAATTTTACCGATCATTTCTGCTCGACGAGAATTGAAGTCCTGAAGTAGATCATCAGTAAAACCAGATGTCCGACCTTTAATCTTACCATCATCAGTTTCAAAGAGTATTGCACCAAACGTTTCTGCACGTGCAGTTCCAGGTGTTCCTTCTTGGAACCCAGTAATCCGAACCTCAAGATCAATTTCGAGCTTCAGCTTCAACTGATGTTTACTAGTCCCATTCTTGAAAATACCATCTTTATCCTTCAAAACACCACCTTCAAGATCTTGATCCATCCACATTGAAGTCACTTCAAGTGCTTCATCAATGGTTTTGACCTCGTGATACGCAATCACGTGAATATTAGACGAATTCATTTCCGAAACAAGATTTTCAAGTTGTCGCAGTCGGTCTTTGTATTTGGTCTTGTTTGGCACTTTATTATGTGCATTTGCATATTCTTCTGGTGTAATATAATCCCAAACATGAAAATCAATAATATCGTGTGGCGGTGTATCAGAATTGATCAAGCCGTTTGATTCTGCACGATTTGGTGACCCACGGACAAGCAACTCACCCACGTAGTAACCGTCTGGCGATTGAGCCAGGTACGATTCTAGCACAGGATATGTATATGATTCGCCAGATCGAGAAACAAATTCAACTTTGCCACCGGAGACAGATGCCTCACGATAAGTACCATCAGCTTTCAACTGAATATATGCAGGGAACTTGATGTCTTTTGCGGTTTTTGGACCAAAAATGCCGCAGCGCATATAGACGGGTTTCATAATCAGATCAGGGAACACTTTATTGATCTGAGTCCGACCCATGTTTGTACGAAGGTCTCGGTTTAAAATTCGTGTCGCAACAATTGTATCTTCCGGAGAAAGTCCGATCAGACATTCATGCATCTTGGCAATAGCTTCATTGCCAGTAACATTACGAGTCGAAAGTTTATTTGCCATGAACTCGAGGACTTCATCAAGTGTGTGAGTTACAGTTTTTGTTTCCGCAAAAACTTCATCATGCATATCACCAGATAGCCAATGTTTAATAGAAAGACCATATGTAAACTTGACTCGATCATGTGTCATTTGGAGAACACGTTGTAATTGTGTATGATCGGTATACTTTTTGAGAACGGCTAGCTTGTAATTACTACCATTCTCGATGTTTAATTCATTGATAATTTCAAATACTGATTTCATTCTTTTTCCTTCCATTCAATCATAATATATGCTTCGTCACCTTGGTCGTAGGCACCATATTCATGCCGGAATGCAACTTGAACAAGTTCGCAACCTTCAGGAATCCATTTATTGAAGAAACTCATATCAGAAAAAGCATCACAGTCCAACTCGTGCATTTGAACATTTACATAACCTTCAAAAGGCTTTTTCTTTTTCATTCCACGTTCCCCACAAGTTTATAGCCACGATCTTCTTCCCAGATGAGCATTTGTGCGTCAATCCAGATTTCTGCCGATATAGCAGACGCAAAAGGTACCGAGTCGATAATCTCCTCGGTACGCATGTCTTTTACGAGAACAGTCATCATAGCAGGTTCCTTTATTCACCTTATAGAATCAGTATATACTATTTGTAAGCAAATGTCAACTCAGAAGTTGTGTTCTTCCTTATATTTTTGAAGCCATTTCAGTCTTCATTCTTCATCACCATCATCAGTGTCGTCATCAATATCATCATCAGTTTCATCATAGATCGTATCTACTTCGTGACCAAGAAGTTCTTCCAGAACATACCGATAAGCATCTTCTGTATTCATAAATAGGCGATCTTCGACTTCCTTGCCGTCAATATAAAGGATAGTTCCATACTCGGAGCAGCAACCAGGTTCACCACAAGTCCAGTAATAATCTTTTGTTACAATTTTCATTAGAATGCTACCTCATCTTCATATGTTTCTTTGACTCGTTTCTTTTTCTTGGCAAGAATATAGTTTGTCTCTTCACCTGATTTATATCGTTCTCTGGCATCTTCAATTACAGAATTATAACCAAAACCAACTGGATCACCGGCCCAAGTCAATTTTGTTTTACTTTCTGTCACTGGTTTCCAACCATTGGTTTTCTCTCCGCGGCCGTTATATGCTTGAAGAATACTTGAATTTTCATCAAAGTGTAGATACCAAGCACCATTCTCTACCCAACCAGTCCAGATACCATTCTTGTATGTGACATCAGAACAGTATAACCAATGGTTTTCATCAAATAGAAATACTTTACTAGCCACGATAATCACCTACACCGAGATCACTTTTTAGACCCTGTCCTCCTGGCATAAATCCCACAGAGGACCTGGTATTAGATTTTACTTTCAGACTAACATCAATCGTAATTTCATTCCCAAGTTGATAGATTTTATCACCATTCTCTGGTTTATATTCACCACTTTTGTAGACCTCAAGCGGATCATCAATTAATCCTATAGCGCTTTCACCAGTTTCAAACTTTTTTATGAATACATATTTCATAACCAATCTCTCCCAATCTTTTTCTCTGGAACATTTGCAACAGCAATAGAAATTTCTTCGATATAGAATTCGGATTTTAATCCATTTTCTTCATCATCATCGTGATACCATTCAGACCAATAATCATAAACAAGACGAAATGATTTACCATCTTCAAATACAAAATCATGTGTTTCATTACCACCGCAGTCGTAGTCCCAATGTCTGATGTGAGCATAAAAGTAATTTATAATTGAATTTTGATATACATCACCGTGATCATCATAATTTTTGTCTGTATATTCAATCCAAGCTTTAGGTATATTACCAATACCAGCTCTATAGACAGTGTTTTTGGTGGTTGTAAATTTCATTCTTTGTATAACTCATCTGGTTTTAAAAAGTCGACTTGGCACGTTGTCGTGAATTTATTATCGGGAAATGCAGATTGCTTTAACTCTATTAGTTTGTCTTGATCCGAATATGAAGCACTTATATCACTCGCAATAAGTTGAGTTAGATCAAGACATTCTCCGAGTGTCTGGCCTTCGTATCCCATTGAAAATACTACGGTACCTGCATACCATAATGTAGCCCAATAAGTCATATTGTAGTGAACCACTTCTTGAGGTATTTTGCCATATCATCCCTGCATTCAAATGTAAAACTTTTAGTAAATTCAGATGCGTCATATACCCATTCAAAGAAACTCATAAAAATAAATGTGATATAAGAAAATACAAGGAATGCAACAACAAATGGTGTTGCTGGTAATTTAATTAGTATACGAATTATTTTTTTCATTCATCATCATCCTCGTGAACCCATTCTTGGTCCTGATCGGTGAATCCATCTTCTAGCATTGCAGCAAAGATATCATCATAGATATGATCATCACCTTCGATAAGCATCATGCACCATTTTGCGTATTGTTCAGCCGTTGCCATCTTGTATTCCTTCTTTGTTAATAAGTTCAATTACTTTCAGTATTGAGTGCCGAGTCATATAACACTCATCCTTGTAGCGTTGTATAATTTCGTCTTTGGTAAGTGGACTGTGTCTGAAACCAACTTCTAGCGGATTGTATGTTGGATTTTCTAGACAGTTTGCCCAATATTCAAGATTCACTAGAATATCAATAGTCTTCATCTGGACCAAATACTGTTAGGATACTTTGTATTTCTTCAAATACTAGTTTATATTGTCTGACTGCTTTTAATAGTTGTTTATCTTGAATATCATCAATGTTTAGATAATCAAGGAACGTATGTTCAATTCCTTCGTACTCTGCTTTATTCCACAGTTCTTCATTACTGAAACCTTTAACTAGTTGTGCCATTAAATCATTCCGATACTTTCAAATAGTAGCCTATCAATAGGCCACTGCTTTTCACGGTAATTCTTTGCATCAAGAGCAAGATCTTCAATATTGACTGGTGTATAGTTCCGCATTTCTACACATACGGAAGTATAAGGGCCCATTTTTGGCGAACCCATTGTATGGGTATGACCGTGAACTTGGAACATCGGTGTGTCAATATTCTTGCCACGGAATAGTGAAGATGGATGTAATGGCACGTGATGAAAGACTAAACCATGATCAGTAAACATTCTCCAAAATAGTGTCTTCTTAAAAAATCCACCACTCGATAGAAATTGAATATCATCGTGATTACCAACGATCAATCGCTTGGAGCCATTAAACTTTGGCCACGCGATTTTAAACTCGTCTTTGCTCCCAAAAAACGTGTCACCAAGTGTGTATACAATATCACCAGGCTTCACAACAGAATTCCAACGGTCGATCAAGAACTCATTCATCTGATCTACAGTATCAAATTCACGAGTACGATTACCTTTATAGTCAATAAAATTCAAAATGTTAGCGTGATTGTAGTGTAAATCCGAAATAACCCAGATATCTTTACTCATGATATATTCTTTCTTTGTACTCAGTTTACTATATACAAAATATAGTAAATGTCAACCATTTTTTAACTTTTCCCACACTTCTTGCATTATTTTTAGTGAAAGTTGATCTGGGTGCTCGAGAGCATAATCAACACCATCACGTATCTCGGGAGTCCAACTTGTATCCCAGAGTTTAAATTCATTCCGAATTGTCCTTCCGATAGTTCCATGATATACTGACAATTTGTCTTTTGGTGTATTTACAAATTCTTTCTTTATTTCTTTAAGTGTTTCTTTATTCAGAAGTTGCACGACTTCACTTACCATATCATCAAACATCTTAGTTCCTCACCAATTTAATTTTTTCACTTGCTCTTGTTACCGCAGTATAAAGCCACTTCCACCTATCATCACGGAAACACCACGACTCGTCTTGGATCAAAACATACGGCCATTGAGAACCTTGTGCTTTGTGAGTTGTAATTGCATATGCATAATCAAATTGTTGTGAACCCTTTAGGAGTTTCCAATCTGGTTTTGCAACATCATCCATGAATAAACTTTTGTGAACCTTTGCCATAATCGGTGGCCGTTCTTCATCTTGTGACTCAAGTCTCATGTGCATAAAACTTGTTTTATATTTAGAAGTAAGAATTTGTTGAATGTCAAAAATCCCGCCATTGAAGATACCAAGGTCTTTATCATTCTGTAAACAAATAATCTTGTCTCCGACCACTGGTGTATCTGGATCAAGTTTCTTCAATTTACGAATTTTTCTATTCATTTCAAAACGAGTAATATTTCTTCCAACCAATAATTGATCTGCTTCTAGAACATCTTTAGAACTTATCTTTTCAACCACACTACTTTGCTCATAGTCACCATAATCTGGCATGATACCTTGCCGAACTTGAGTTGCTAGATAGATAATTGGATTGTCTTTTGCCTGGCGATGAATTTCAGTCAACATGAAGTCCGGTGTTCCGGCAGTAAAATATCCAGTGCCTGAAATAGGTGGCAACTGACCTGGATCACCTAGAACAAGAATTGGTTTTTTAAACCACAAAAGATCCTTGGCAAGATCTTCATCAACCATGGAACATTCGTCAATAATAATCAGTTTTGCACTATTAATGAACGAACCTTTATTTAAGTGAAAAGTCACTTCCCCTGTATTCTTATCTTGTTCTGCAAGGTAGATCATGCTGTGGATTGTTCGAGCTTCCTCACACCCATTTTTGCGCATGACCAGTGATGCTTTACCTGTAAATGCCCCGAAAAATACGTCACCATCAATACCTTCCGCAAAATGTTTGGCCAGAGTAGTCTTACCTACACCAGCAAACCCGCCAAGATAAAAGAATGGTTTGTCGGGTCTTCTGCTAGTGTAATACTCTTGCACCCATTTATCTACGGCCTTTAAAGCCTCATTTTGTTGTGATGTCCACATAAAATATCCTTTATAGTATAATGGTACCAATTTAACATATATATTTGATTAGTCAACTAAAAAAGCGACCGAAGTCGCTTTTTCTTATTTTGTCTTTTCAAGAACTTTTTTCATGAACCTGTGCTCTTTAATCTTAGGGTATAGAGCGATTCCAATTTGTCTTGTATTTTCGAGCATTTTCTCTGTAACAACTGGCCGTGTCAATTCAAATAATGCTTGATTTTCAACTTTGATCCGGTTATTTCGTGCATCATTGAGTTTCCAAACATTTGCCATCCATTTAACATACTCTTTATATTCTGGAGTATGCATTTCATCGGCTGTGAAGTACATTTTCATGTTAATACCTATCTACAATAACGTCTTCGTACTCTGCTGGTTTGAGCTCAGACCGCTCACGAACTTGCTCGAACGTAGACTTGTTGAACAGCTCGCCGTTCAGGTATACCAGCTTCAAGAGGTTGTCTTCTGGTGTTACCATTTCCTCTGGTAGAGTTCTGTATCCGCAAGACCCCAAACCACATTGGCGTACCAGAGCAAGACGACCCTCTTTAGACTTTTTGCCGTGATCGCCAACTGGATCCTTGCTGAACCCAACCCAAGGACCGTCAGCAATTCGAATTGCACTGGCCTTCATTGCATATTTCAGAGTATCACGATTCCATGCTTGCAACAGTCCGCCTCCCATACCAAATGCGATATTCTCTAGACTATAACCTGCCGCAATGATATTGTCAACAAGTACTTGCAGAGTATGTTCGTTCAAACCGTCACCTTGAATAACTTTGACAATAGGTGATCCGTCTGGACGTTTTGCAAGAACTTTGTAGCCCTTGCTATTGACAGTGTAGCCAAAGCATTCTGCGAGGATGTCCATGATTTCAATTGGAACGGTCATCGGATCGCCAGAGTCAGGGCGGACGACCAAAGTGCCACCACTGTCGATCACCAAGTCTTTGAGTTGATTACCCCAAAGTTCACGAACTGCTTCGTAGATGTTGTAACTATCAGACACGCAGGCATAGATGCTTCCCGCAAAGCTGAACTGCGTAACCATATTGCGGTATGCTTCAACCTCGTTAGCACGACCCCAGCTGGTAACGGTGCTGTGCTCACTAGCAGGAATGGTCCGAGCAACAGGAGGTGCATCCAGACTAGTAATGTCAGCATCGTAGTATGCATATGCACCAAGAATACCTTCGACTGTATCCGACCCCCAGAAGTTAACCAAGTGACTCATACCACCAAGAACAGCACTTTCAGTTGAGCTTACACCGCGTCCACCAAAGTCGTGCAGAGCAAACTTGATCACCAAATTCATCAACACGTCAACGGGAATGTCAGAGGTTTTCACCAGAGCCTTTGCAATGATCTTCTTGAACTTACGGCTCTTGGTAGCAACAGTAGAAGGATACCAAACCCCACGCAACAGTGCCATTTCGATGTAGGAGGTCAGCCAGCCAAATCCACTCGTGGTATTTTTGACCTGCACTTGGACGTTATGAGTTTCCATAACGGTTCCCTCTGGAACGGCAGTGATTTCGAGTGGCAAAAATCCACCAAACTCGTTGAGCACACGTTCCCAACCTTCACGATTGAAGGGAGCGCCGTATACTTTGAAGATCAGCTCAGCAAAGTTGATGTCCGCCATAGTAATTGGTGTGGTCATGTAATCCATGATCCAAGCCTGTCCACCAAAGAAGGTACTTTTGTCTTCCCCACCACGAGACTCAATATATGAGCTGATGTGAGTTGTGCCTGGCGGGTATTGTTTAAATTGGGATGGTTTGTAACCGTCAGTGCGCAGAATCGCAGTGAGTAGGTGTAGAATGTTTTTCATAATAGAACTCCTCTATTGTTAGTGTTGTTACCAATTCTCTCTGAACTGGATTTAGTTTAAATATATACTACTTTACTTGTTTGTCAACTGATTCTTATGCGGCTTGATCTTGGGCATCATGCCATTCTACAGTCCATTTTTGTAATTTTCTGTGGCCTTTTGGCCAATCATTCATGCCAAGGTATGTGACTTGATCACAGCATGGGCATTTAAAGCATACAGTTGGATTACAATCACATTTTTCATCAAAGTAACCTGGGCGATAGCGTAGATCATTCCAATCAATTTCAAGTAGTGCTTCGCAGCCTTCATTATCGCCACCCCAACCAGTGCAGCGATGTTGAATGGTCCATTGTTCTTTTGTTTTGCCTAGTTCAAGAATTTTCATAGCTTCTCCAATACTTCATCTAATTCTTTCAGGAAACTCCAGGCGGGATTATCGCCCGAAGTATGTTTTCATTATCAATATATAATGAAACCAAATAACCTAATTCTTGAAGTTCTCGTTTATTGGCAGAGATATTCAAGACATAATCTGATGCTGTTAGTTGTACATCCATTTGTTTATCCAATGTTAATGAAGTTGTCGATGATATGAAAATGATCTTCGAAGAGCTTCTCTTGTTTGACTTGGTTGAATGGAACCCAGAACGCTTTTTCAGCATCATCGGAACCTTTGACCTTTGGAAGTTCACCAACACCAAGGTCAATCAAGAATGCCTGTGTGATGGTACGACCACGAGATGAGCGGTTCGGAGCATCAAAAGTCTTGGACTCTTTGATAGAACCCTTGAGAACGGGAACAGGAACCTTGATTTTTGTTTCCTCTTTCAACTCACGGATAGCCCCATCAAGCATAGTTTCATCTTGATTGAGGAACCCGCCAGGCAGCGCCCATAGTCCTTTTCCTGGCATGTCGCCACGTTTCACGAGAAGGATGTGACCTGACTGAATAACAACAGAGTCAACAGTCATGAAGGTTGGTGGGAACGGCGCAGATTTCCAAGCTTCCTTGTATTTCTTGACCATATCATATTCTTTAGAAAGAGTATCCCATGCACCGCCAATTTTGGCATTTTGCATGATAGTATTAGCCATCGCATCATATGAAGGTTTTGGCATTGCGGCAGCAATTTTACTTGGGGACCCATTTTCACCGAACAACATCTTCCGAATATCAGTAGCATTGATACCGTTAACATCACCAACTTCGACATGGTCCTTCCAACGAGGAAAGATGTTCAAGTAGTAACTAGTACTGTCCTTCGAATGACCGATAAGACCAACATCTTTTGCATCAGGGACGGTTTCATCAACAATCTTCTGGATCGCGTTGACCCACTTGTTGTCGTCATATGGAAAGTCAGAGACTGGAACCACTTTGATGCGAGGTGTCTTGTTTCGACCCTGTGCACCGTCATAAGTGAAGTGCTTTGGTTCATTGAAGCAAGCTTCAATCATAGTCTTGCGTTCTTGGAATGTAAAGGGATTTCGGATATTTCGTGCGGCAAAAGAGGAACCGACTACGATTACTACTTCTTTTGCTTGTTCTAATGCAGCATCAATAACTGCTTTGTGTCCATTGTGAAACGGTTGGAATCTTCCGATAAAAACTAGTGCATCGCGCATTTGCAAAAACTCCTTTTGCTATATTGAGTGATCCTCTCTGGATCACATGTTTATTTATAATCTATAGTTGGTATTTTGTCAACAATTATTTACGACCAGTTGGGCAATTTCGTTCGGCACCACGTTTCTGGTATGTTTCAGCAATCGCCAATTCATGATTAATTGAGTTACCTTTCAGTGCATACACATCTTTTGAAACACTGATTTTAACAAATGTACGAATACCAGGTTGAATGTTTGTATCAACTTTATGCAAGACTCGTTGATCAAGTTTCATGAGGTTCTTATTTGCATAACGGAATTGTTTTGACGGATCAGGTTCACATAATTGGTTCATTTCATCTAGTGAATGAACATGATCAGCAGAAAAACTGTGAAGTGAATTGTCACAGAAAAACACTGTGGGATTTTTGTCAGACCAAATGTAGTTTAGATCACCCGTCATAAAACCATCGCTGTGCCAACCAGGGCGATTGCCAGGTGTTTCGGGTTTGACATAAAGTGTTTTTGCAGTAATGTAAACATAATCATTGTCCCATTCATCGGCACGATCAAGTTTTACTTTTTCAACTAATGGCAAGAATTGCATTAGATTTGCGGGGATTACGGTATCAGACATGCCAGGAGTTTTAATTGGACAATACATCCAAAACATCATTTCAGTAGGATCAAGTTCTACCGGACCTAAATTTTCAGGTTGGGTTCCATAAATCTTATCAGTCGTCATGATGCAAAAACTCCTTTTGCGGTATCAATGATCCTCTCTGGATCAGATGCTTATTTATTAATTTGCTTTACAGATGCGAACCATCCAACGGTAAAAACCGAATTTTCGGCTTTGACTGACTTTAGCACCTTGAGAAAGAATAAAGTCACGGTCGATATTCATCTTACGTAGAGGCATGTGTTGTTCCTTTTCACCTTATAGAATCAGTATAAACTATTCAGGTGGTACTGTCAACCCTTCTTTTCACAATCGGGATAAGTACAATGCAAATTATGTAAAGGGCAGTTACCGTTTTCATCTTTGTTTGGACATATTGACTCTGTTTCTTCTAATAGACTAATGAGTCGTTCAGCACCTGCTTTTGCATCAGCTGCCATTACATCAGGTGAATATCCAAGCAGATATGCAGCAACCATGGCACCATAAAGGGAAGCAAGAAGATCATCAGCATCTTTACTATCTTCAAGTTGTTGCAGCCATTCCTGTAGGTGAATGGCTGCATTATTATTGATTTTCTTTACTCGTTCATCTTCACTCATTTCACATATCCTACTCTCTGGTCAAGTGTATAGTCACCAAAGAACACAAGATCAAGTTCTTGAATTTTAGTTCGTTTAACAAGAACATCAGCATCTGGACGTTTATGTTCTGGTATCTTCATAAGTTCTGCTTGAGTCAAATATGACTCAACAGTAACTGGCTTTGCATAAGTGCCATACTTATATTTGTTTGGAAGCTCGGCCCAATCAGTAAAATAGTCAGACTTAAGAAGTGCTTTCATTTCTTCACCTGATAGACCGTGCATCTTCGAATGACCCACAGTCCAACGAAATAGTGATGAAATACTGTTCTTTCGAGCATCTTGAACACGCCACAAAAGTACGTTTGATGCTTCGGCAAGGTCAGGAACAGCCCATGCACGGCAGTCAAAGAAAGCAGGTTTATCCATCTTTACACACTCAGAAAGAGTGGCATTAAAATGGAATGTTGCCATAGATGCAAGGATCGAGTTGATCTTTGATACTTTACCACCGAACATATATTCAGATGACTTCTCACCTGGTGTGTAGATCAATGTGATTTCGTCCGATTGTGTATACCCAATACTTGCATGAGTGTACTTGACAAGGTTCATCATAGTGTTGACCATGACACCACCAAGGATATCATCGAATGGCTTCTTGAAACCTTTTGTGAATTTACTGAAACCTTTGCCGTCGATCCGAACACAAAGGATCTTATCAATTGGTACATAAGCTTCTGTATATTCGTGTTCGTGTGCTTTCATCCTGTCGCCAAATTCATCGTTTTTCATGTCTTGCTACTTCTTTCACAACTTCAATAAAATTATCCCATGTTAATTCTTCTCTGGTTATATTAATTTTCCTACCCTTATGAGAATCATTGGGCTCCAGTGTCACCCAAAAACAATCTATATCATTTTGTGACAAATGTAAAGGGAAAAATCCAAGTTCTCGAACCTTTGTTCTAAGATCTTCTAGAATATCTTCTCTTCGTCCAAAGTGACCTGGATCAAAACTTTCAATTGTCTGCTTTAGATTCATCTTTTGATTTCCAGTTAAGTTTAAACAACTTTGCAAGCATCCATGCACTTCCGATAATAATAATAGCAGGGACTGTAATGAACCAAAGCATAGCAAACATAAACACCATGAAAAGTCCAAGTATTGTATCTTCAGTTAATGGATATTTCTTTTTATTTTGGTGGACAAATACAAAAATACTTCCGACAAGCATTGTAAGTGCAAACATAATAGCATAGATACTCATTACAAATCTCCTTTTAGAATACGGGCTAGATTCATGGTAGATACGATACCTCGCATCACTTGTTTGTAAAATTCACGATGATCTGGATCAGTTTCCATGTTCTTTTGAACTCGATCATATAGACCACCCATGAACTTGATGTTGTTATCTACAAATGTGACTTCATTAATATTATAGAGGTTCATTGATTCATCCATAATAGATTGAAAATTGTAGAAGGTATCAAGTGGACTTGTCAATGCATGAAGGTCTGCACGAATGATAGCAGAAGAATTAACTACACTTGCATGAACAGCATGATCGGTGGTCCGCATAATCAGACTGTAAACCTGAGCTTGTGTCGAAGGACTCAATTCACATCCGCTATACTCAGAAACCATTTTAACAAAAATCTTAGCAGATCTAAGTTCTTTTTCCGGCAATGCGTCATACACAATATCATGAAATAGAACAGCCCAATCAAGAGCTTCATCATAAGGTTCGTCGGTTTTGTGTAGATACTCGTACATAGCAAGAACATGACATCCATTGTGGTATTCGCAATCAGAATAATCTAGAATATCCCAGGCGGCGCTTCCAAGTTCCGTATCTGCAATTTTGGTCCAGTTCATGTAATAACCCAATCATTTTTGTTAATAACATCCGTAGCATCAACTTCATCCAAAGTTTGGAAATGCGGTGCCAGTTTTTCTTCATACTGTTTTGCGACACTCATGCCATATGAACTTGCGCCATATGTATCTTTATGACACGCATATGTGGAACCACTAGAACCAATGAAGAGATAATAATCATCTTCTTCAATCAGTTTAGTAATCCCGCTATTCATACGCCAGCTGTCACTGCCACCGTATCCACCATACCAAGATCCAAAGACTCGGTAGTGTGGATCTTTACCAGTAATCTTGATAATCATCCACTTATCTGGTTGATAGTAACTCATGGTTTACCTCTCTTTCGTTGCATCTCTGGCCACGTAACTTCCAATGTTTCCATATCTACGTCAATGTAGCTGAGTTCATTTAGGCAAATGAAGCGCGTTCCATCAATCACCTCGTCTGCATCGCAGTGCCAGTGGCCAAAAATGTGAAGTTTTGGTTTATGAATTTCAAACATCGTTTCAAATGCCGAACCTGTTCTAGTACGATATTGAGCACCAGATAGTGATTTATTCCGTTCAATAAACAACTTGTTTGAAACTGAAAGCGGACAATCGTGAGTCACCATCACTCGAGGCTGAACAGTTTCATAGATCGAGATCAGTCGATTAAATTCTTCATATGAAAGTTCTTCATCTTCAAATAGATCAATACCTTTTGTGCGCCATTGATAATCAATAGACCAAGCACCGCCAATAAACATCACGTCATTTTGAATAGTACCATCTTTAATCCATGGCAGCATTTCTCGGCACTGAGCAGGATTATCGTGATTACCACGGATGAAGTGGCCATTCACTCGAATTAACATATCTTCGAGTGACTCATGCCAAAAATCACCTTGACCCATGCCGACATTCATGTCACCGACTTGGATCACAGTATTGACATCATTGGGAATATTGTCTAGTACAAGACTCAACTCATATTTGTAACCGTGTACATCACCAATAAACCTAGTTTTAGCCATTCTTTTTCTCTTTCAAGTAAACATAGACTGTGTTCATTGAATTACTATGCGCTGGTCCTGCAAAGTTCCACTGAACGTGATCAACCCACCCGCCTGCTTTATCACCGTCGACAAATTCACCAACTCGTGGGATGTGAAAAGGATCATCAATGTAAAATTTATTATCAGAAACTCCATTCTGATCAATTTCTATAACCCACATACGAAGTTTCATTTGATTCAGACTCATTTGATTCTCTCCATTGATATAGAATCAGTATATACTATTCTTCGAAAACTTCGACCCTATCACTAAAGGTCTCGACCATTTCCAAAACCTCAAGTAACCGATTTGGCAGGTTTAACAGGCTTGTTAGCCTTGCGGAACTCGCGGCGGCGCCGCGCAACCAATTCGCGAGTAGCACGGGGAGATTCGTTGCCTGGTGCCAAGAAAGGTTGGAAAACAGTTGCTCCTTTATTACGAAGGAATTCGTCAATCAGATCGCGGGACTCAGGTGTAATATCGTCGCGGCCAGTTTGAGGTTGTGCCATGGGGTATTTCCTTTTGTTGTATTTTCGATATATTATATATATCAGGTTCTGTAGGTATTGTCAACCGATTCTTTTGGTACTACGAGTTTTTATTTTACAAGTCCTTGGTCTAACCAATCCATCATTAAAATTTTGAGGTCCTCAATTGATTGACATTCGAGGACCTCTTGTATTCGTTTTTCTTTTTGAATTAGTTCACGTTGTTCTTTTATGATCTCGCGAACTTGACTTGGTGTCAGACCGATTTCTCTGCCTTTTGCAATCAAGTTCATTAGATCTTGTTTCCATAGATATCATACAGATGAACCTCATCAAATCCTTCACCAAGAGTCGGTTCAACATATGAATCAGCCATGGTTTCAATGATATGCATTGGAATGATCTTACCAGGACGTGCACCTAGACGAATACCAAGTTCAAGCCATTCATCTCCAGTCTGTGGAGGTACACGACAGATACAGATTTTCCGATACGACTTTGGAAACTTCGACAGGATACCAAGGCGCTTCTTGGAAGACATGTTTGTCTGGTCGATTATGACATCTTTGCCTTTTTGTATAGCAAAACCAAGAAGACTATTACAGGCGGCTGTAGCAGCCTTGATAGTATGTGCAAATTCTTCATTGTAAGATGTACCCATTCGTCTAGCTACATCTTCAATATAATTATCGGTGCTGTAAATAAAACCATCAAAATCTTCAGGAATAGAAGTAGACTTGCCTGAACCAGGCAGACCAACGAGAACAGTTAAAGTAGGCATTGTTAACTCCAATCCATATCAATTTCTTCAGTTTGCGAACCGGGTGCATAAACGACACCATTCATGCTGATAGTACCCGGACCTATCCATGTCCAATTCATACCTGAGCGCCAGGTATTTTTTTCTGACATGCCAACCACTCGTAAGTCACCAATAGCAAGGGAGTGAGCAGAATATGATGCGTCAATTACAGCAACAATTTCACCCGCAAGCAGTCTTTGCCTCGCATCTTCAACTTGTTTGACTTTTTCGTCATGCGACATAAGTTTCAGCATTTCTGTTTCCTCTACCTTATAGAATCAGTATAAACTATCTAAGAGATAATGTCAACTTGTTTGTTTGATAAATTCTTCATCAACAATACGAGTCATATTGATTCATCCAACCAAAATGGTATCTTTCCAGACTGACCAGTAACCTAGACCAAGTTCTTTTTGAAACCGAACATCTGGGCCGTGAACCGACCCCTTAAACATTTCCTTTCCGACTTCTGCTGAAGTGACAGCTAATGGGCAGGAAGGATCAGCGGCGAGAATACAAATATAATGAAGTTTTTTATTTGAATTTTTATCCCAAAACTTTCATATAATCACGACTCCAAGCATGGAGAGTTTGAAGAAGTGCATGGTATGTCCCGCACTTGATCTTTTTGCCGGACTCTTTGTGGATACCAATCCACCCGTTGCATGTGTACATTGTCCACTCTTTTTTGAGTTCATCGACAAGTTCAGCGGTAGGTTTGAAAACAGTGAAACCGGTCATATTGGGGTTATTCATTTGAGGTTCCTTTCACCTTATAGAATCAGTATAAACTATTCTAATGCAAATGTAAATAGTAAAAATTATCTTTTTGCTATTTTGTTTCCTCGAAGAAACCCCAAGTTGTTGATCTAGTATCTTTTTTTAAGTTGTTCCAAGACTTTCAGCAGAATTTCTCTGTCTTTGTAAGATCCGGTTCTGTTGATTAGTTGTTCTAATTCTTGGATGAGTGACATAAAGAATCTCCTTGTGCTCCAGAAGATTATTTATCTTCCACGGTCGAGTTTCAGTTGTTCAATACGGGCTTCAGCCTCTTCTCTACTATAGAACCATTTTTTTCGGTCTATATCAAAGATATCAGTTTCATCATACTCTGGATAAATTTGGCCATCAGAGTGTTTAAAATGATACTCTGTTTGTTTATCTTCATCGAATCGGACATCACCTCTTGCGATAAATGTTACCTTACCGCAATATGTGATTTCTTCAATTTCGTAAGTAAACCGATCCCTATCATAGCGATACCATTCAATTCCATCTGTATCAATCATCGTGATTCGTTTTTGAGCAAAGACGTGATTATCTTCTTTGACAACATATACCTTATCACCAAATTTAAGTTCTTTTAACTTAATCATTTATTTCTCCATATGTCCCATCGGTTAAACCGATGGGACATTTGTCAATTTATTCTTGAGTTTCTTTTGCTTTTCGTCTTGATTTAAATTTTGGTTTCTCTTCGGGTTCTTTATCAACTTCTTCAGTTGATTCTTTATTCTTTTCTTTTTCTTCTTCTGCATCCAGAATTTCTTGTCTAGACTTAAGTCTTTTAATTACATCAGTCCCATCCATCCAGATGTCTTTGTTTTCTAGCATTGATGTAATTTCTTCGTCGGTAAGAAAATGCTTGTATATATCACGTAATAGATTTTCAGACCATGCACGTTCGTGTTTCAGCTGGTCAAACATTTCACCACCTTTACCGAATACACCACTTGAATAGTTATGGAACATAAACATAGAATGTTCGGATATTTCAAATGTTTCACCACAGAGCATAATCATTGTTGCAGCTGAGGCACATAGACCTTCAACTGAAATAACTATATTTGCTGATGTTTCTCTCAATGCTCGCATAAATTGAATTGCTGTAAATACATCGCCACCATGCGAGTTGACATATATTTTAATTACATCATTTTCTCCAGCGTGACGAATAGTATCAAACCATTGAATGTAATTTTCCGAAGATTCAATATCTCCACTCAAATAAAATTCGTGGATATTTACCAATTGCTTATGGAATGTTCTATCGTCTTGTTTTACACCTTTACCTAGTAAGATGTCCATAAGATCTAATTTATTGGCTTTCAATTATTATTCTCCTTTTTATTCCAATAGTCTGTAGGCATATTGGTCCATTGTGTAGACCAGTAGATAGTAAAAAAGTATAGATTTAGTTGAGCATGTGGACAATCATACCAAAACTTGTGAAGTCCAAAGTTAGGTAAACCAAAAACTTTACGAACATGTGTATCATTTTCAAATTCACGATATGCATCTCGCATATCTTTATCCATCAACCCCCAACGGAAGTAATAGAAGTAGTGGTTGGTTCCAAGAGTTTTCTCAGATTGCCACCATTCAATTCCCGTCCAGTCGAGTTTAAATTTCCAAGGATACTGTTTCATTATCAATTCCCTTAAAATATAATTCATATGCAGATGGGCATACATCGCATTCTTTGCCGTCAACTTCGCCATATCCGCCATTGCAAGTATTATTTCCGCATTTACCGCAGATTACAACCTCGTGGTCGCAGAGACTACAATGTATCCAATAATGTTTATCTGTCATTGATCTTCCATCCAAAATTTTTTGCAATCTGGGCACCTAAATTCAATCCAATAGCAATCGGAACTTCGATCGTAATTTCCACTGCTACCATCTTTCTTCTTGCTTACATTCGGATGAGGACACAGATTCTGAAGAATTGTTTCTTCAGTATCCCATTTCAGTTGATTTTTAGTAATTGTTGCAAGTTTACGTCTTACTTGTGCTGGTGTCATGTTTCATCCCATACTCTTTCACAGATCTTACATTTACATTCTGTATATTGCAGGAAACCACCGCCTGAAGTACATTCACTAATTGATTTTCGTTCAACATTAGAACTTATAATACTACGAATTGTATGTGCTACATTCCAGCATTCACATCTTTCTTTATTCATTTTCTATCAAACTCACTTGGATTGAATGCAGCAATCAATACAATTATAACAATAGTAACAAATATAGAACTTATCATAGTCACCTCTTTAAAATAATTTTGTTATATCATCTCGGACAGACATTAGGATTTTACCTAATTCATTGCGGCCTGTCCCGAGAGGTGACTGTCCCCAAAATTTGTCACCCCAGGTATTCCCTTCAATCAACTCGTATGATCTTGTTTCTTGGAGTAATTTCATTAAATTTGCATTCTGGTCAAATTTTGACTCTACTATATTCTTCATGATAGAAACTTTAATAGAGTCCCAGTTGGATTTTAATTTCAAAGTTCTCCCGAACCGTTTTACATCAGAAGTATTTGGTATTTCTGATATTGCTATTTTTTGAAGTTGATTGTCAGTCTTTGCTGCGACATACGCGTGTTCAGAAGAAGGATATTCAATACCTTCATATGAGACATTACACGGATAGAAATTTGAAAGAAACCTAAAAGAACCAGAAAATGATGTTATTTTAGCCATGTAATCCTTTTGCCTTCATTCACTCGGCGCTGATATTCTTCTTCGGAACCAGGATATCTCCAACCCCAAATTGCAACAAGTAACATAAAAATACCAGAACCAAGAATAGCAGCAATATTACCAGTAGTAAACCACATAATGATAAGTGAAGAGGTCATTGTTGCAATCATGAAATATTTGAATTTAGTAGGGAAAATTTTCTTCTCTTGCCAACCAATAAGGAATGGGCCGAAAATCTTATGTGAATATATCCACTTATGCATACGGTCACTCGATTTAGCAAAGCAAAAGGCTGCTCCAACCGCTGGTGTACTCCAAGGAATACCTGGGAGCACCACACCAGCATATGCAACAGCCAATAAAAATATTCCTAAACTAAACCACAGTATCTTTTTCATTTTTCTCTTTCCGGCAATATGAACATTCTATATAACTTTTCATATCACTCATGTTAAACACGTGGTGGTATTGGTGATTTCCAAATAAACAGTTAATCCAGCCTTTGAAGAATCTGTAATAACCTTTGATACCACCACCGTGTGCGGTTGCCATTAGATGTATATTTATCCAATGTCCGCCATACCATACAAACACTCGTTTATGTTTAAAGAGAATTTTCAAGTCCAAAGACTATTTCTGTTTTTAATCAAACGTATCAGCATTTCGGTATCTTCTGCTTCATATGCAGCCTCAATCTCTCGATTTTTGTCAAGAATCTTTCTAGTCTCTACGTGATCTTCCTCTGGATCATCATGCATGAAACCAATTCCGCGCACACGTTTACTTTTGCAATGTGCAGACCAACCGCTTAGATCATAAGGGTCTGGGCGGTTAGGATACACCTCTGTCCACCATTTATAAAGTGCAATGATTTCTGTTGCTACTAGAGCTTGAGCAGTAGGCTTTACTTCGTGCTTTTTATCTTCATCGAGCCACTCTTCATCTGTAAGACTAGTTTCCCACTCGAGGTGTTGAAGCCCAGCTTCAGGACTACGCCAGGTTCGAGTTCGCCAGCGACCTACCTGCCACCACTTCATACCTTTTTGTTTTTCTTCACTCCAGCGATAGTTGCTGTAAGCCTTTTCAATCTCGACAAAATCCGCAAGTTCGTCAAAGAGACATATAAGAATTCGACTATCAAAATCACGATACTGCCCGGGTTTGATGTGTTTAGGGTGAGATACAAGAGCATGACTCTGGTCCACCCAACGATTCACAACGTAGTACTTTAAACTATAAACGCGGTCGGGAACCCATGTAATAATATTCTGGATATAATCTATTAATTCATCAGCAATCCAATAACGAATAGGATACTTACTTTTAGCATCAGACTCCCAGTCTTCCCAACCTTTCGCACTAAGCACAAGTGGTTTACCAGTACCTCGAATGATATTCGCAATTTTGCTACACGACCAGTAGTTCTTCATGATCTAATCTCCTTGAGTAATTACTTTATATCATCAATTAGTAGGTTTGTCAACATTTTGTTTGGACTTAAATAACTTTATATCATTGATAGCACTCTTGAGTGTTTCTGCATAGTTGAGTGCAGTCTGTTCATTCATCACGATGGTTGTTTCCATTTCAGCATGCCCTTTAGTAAGGATTTGCCAAATTTGTTTCCAACGATTATTTTCCCACCACTTTGTGTGATTTTTCACATAAACATGAACCTGAATACCGCATTCATCTGCTTCAATATTTACTTCATGAGAACAATCTTCATTTCCACAATCACAGCGAATGTGGTACCACTTACTATCACCCCATTCAGATGTTTTTAAGATACCTTCAGCTGGTTTTTGTACTCGCATTATCCGTGCCTCTCCATTGTATCAATAAGTATATCTACATTATCTTCTAAATCTTTTTTGCCGGTTCCGCGGACCTTATCTAGGTTCTTCATAATACAAAGATCACAAATAGCCAAGTCAAGATACTCACCGGTTCCCATTGGATCAAATATCGAAGACCCGTAGTGCCCATATGTACGAAAATGAAGACCACCCATAGGATGAACTTCAACTATCTTGTCTTTCATATCATATTCGAGATTATCAAGTTCTTCTCCACATGCAATACAATCAATTTTGGTTTCAGTTTTCATTGTCCCTCAATCAGTTCCCAGCGAGCATCAATTGTTAATTCATTGTGATAATTAGTTGTAATAATTTTTTGGTATAGTTTGCCGTTGATAAACCTTAGTTCATTAGTTTTTTGTTCGCCGAGGATAAATTCCCCAGCATCATCAGCAATTATAATGTCTCCATCATAGATATTATCTTCTTCCATTACTGTGTTTCCTTAACTTCTTGCATTCGTTTATAGTGTTCATATGACTTTACAAGAAATTCAAAACGTTTTGGATACTGAAATGGATTTGGAATGTTTTCTACACCATAATGCTCTATAAATTCTTCAATAAATGCATCATCTCTGTTCACCGAATAAGTCATAAATGTCCTTTTTTAATCTTTTAGCATATGGTGTTAACATTTCTTCATCTTCTAAAATATAATCTTTGATGAGAAACTTAAGATAGTTTTGAAGTTCTTTCATATAGTTTGGAGTATCAGAAACTATCACTCGTTCTATGAAACCTGAAGGATACCTAAGTCCGAATACCTGGTATTCACATGATCGCTTAATACGAAAGAATGGAAAATACTGTGTTGAGTAAAGTTTTCCTTCGTATTCTACTTGCATTTAATCCCAGACTTGTGATACTCGATACGAATATTTATTATACTTTTCTTGTTTTGGGTCTGACCATTCAAGAGTATTTTTATCAGCAACTTGTGAAAGTTTAATTGCTTGATCAGATGTTGCAGCTTCGACTGTTAGGACTGCAGTCCTATATGAAGTTGCAATATCTTGAACTTCTACTGAATACTTACGGAGAGGCTTTCCTTTTGTCTGCTTTTTAATACCAGTTACCATTTCTTTAAATTTGCCATAAGGCAAATCTTGCCATTCTTGAACTTTTTCGGGAGTTGGTTTTCCAAGAATACCCCATGAATTCATTTTCTAGTCTCCTGTTCTTTTCTAAAATCACAATATAGTTCAAAGATTAGATATGGTATGAATACAAGTATGCTACCTACAAAAAGCATTGCTGTAAGATAATCAGCAATTAAGAAACATACAATGTAATCATACCATTTCATTTTGTTACATCCTATAGAAAGTGTGTTCACCAATAGTTCCAACCTTGGTGAATTTTCTTGCCCACCTTGGCAATCTTTTTATGTCATGTTTATTAATAAAGTGTGTCGCTAAGTGACTATATGATGTAACATTTTCATCTAATAGTTCTTTTGCAATTGACGAAGCTTGTTCCCAAGCTTCGTGTTCACTAGGTGTTTTATTCTTTCTAGAACAAGTCCAAGCAAATTGGCAACCTTGATATACTACAGCGCATATAGTGTCAGGATAATGCAGTGAAGCAACACGATTGATGGTGACTTCACCAACCATTCTCATTCCTTTTTCTGATTCTCCGCGTGCCTCGTGATAGATATTTAAAGCGAGTGCTTGCAATTCTGCCCGTTCATCGCAATTTCCGGCGACGGCAGCAGTACTCATCAAAGATAAAGCAATACATACAGTCGCCACAAATGTGAATAATCTCATTTGTAGTCCCTTTTTGTTTGTTACAGATAGAGCAAAGGGAGCATAAGCCCCCTTTGAAGTTTTATTTATTTACGAGTGATACCCCGAGATCCTTCAAAGAAGTGGCGTTCAAGAACTCGATTGTTCTTTCGAGAGAACTTGATATTCTTGATATTATCACCAAGGATGATTTCATCTTGAGTTCGTGAAACAATGACAAAGTCAGATGAAAATTCTTTAAGAACAGATTTCATCAATGCATCACCGCCGATACGAGTCACTTCAATAGCATATTTGTTCATTGAGGTTCCTTTCACCTTATAGAATCAGTATATACTATTTGAAATGAAATGTCAACTCATTTGTTTAGAATAAATGCCCCACGGCGATTTTGTGACCAAGCAGCTTCAGTGGAACCTAGGACAGACGGGCGCTCTTTTCCATAACTAACTGTTTGAATTCTGTTGGCATCAATTCCTTTGGAGATAAGACTTGCTTTAAGAGTCGATGCACGCTTCTCTCCTAGATACAAGTTATATTCTCTTGTTCCACGTTCGTCCGCATGCCCTTCGATGGTTACCACATATGCAGGATAGTCTTTCATAAACTTTGCTACGTCATCAATAAGCCAATTACTCTCAACATTAGCAGTATCTGCGCTATAATTAAAAAATGCGCGAGTATGTCCAATTTTATCTTTGCGAGTCATTTCATCAACTATTGATTTTAATTCAACAACTTGGTTTTCTAAAACTTCAAAATTTGTCTGAAGTTCGGATTTATGATCTGTAATAGTATTAGTTAGTTGTGTCACTGCATCAGTAATCTGATCATTGATATAAGTTTTAATATCTTCTGCCGGTGCAGTAATAGGGGTCGTAGTTTGTGCAAATGCAGCCGTACCTAGTAACATAGCAGCAATTAGTGTAAGTTTTTTCATTTTATTCTCCATTATAAATTAAATTCTGATATTTGTTTATTTCCACCATTTCTCGCCTTTAGACTTTGATTCCCAGAAATGATCAATAATTTGATTGCAGATAAAAATACCTTCTTTGTTTAGATATCTATCACATATTGAAATACTTAAACCGATCTGCTCGTCTAGTTTATTCCCATATCTAAGTTCTGGATCTTTTCCGTCATTTAACCTATCAACAATCCAAAGTGCTTTTCTGCAAATTTCTTTTCTATCTAGTTTTGGTATGTATATAACGCCAGTATTATACATGATGTATGATGTATTAAAGTCAATATCAACTTCATACCATGGTAAAGATGGAAGAATTTTATCCAAATTACGGAATTGCGTAATATAATATTCGGCAGACCATAAAATTGGATTATTTCCCCAGATAGAATTATCTATATGTGATTTAAATGCCGTATCAACATCTAATAGTACAACATCTTCACTATCTGAGAAGTCCATTAAAATAAAGATCTTTTCGATCAAGATTCTAATCAGACCAGTAAAAGGTCTGCGGGACGTGATAATTTTAGAGATATATCCATTTTCTTGACAATACGTCTGGATTTCTAAATCTGAGAAAGAGTGATAAATGTATATAGCAGGATTTACTGTATACATTTTCAAGCATTCTATTGACTTCTTTAATTGCTCGAAGAAGTCAACTTTATCTTGCGCATTTTTGTACTCGTTAATATAAAGATATGCAAAATTCAAATTAATACTCAGCAACTGCTGTAAAGTTATCCATTGTCATGCCACTTTTAAAATTTTGAAAACGACGGATAGTGTGGCGCCCTTTAAACGCCACACCAATCTCGGTATCATGCCTGTATGGATGCACCTTGTGACCACTCCCACGGCCATTTGTAGTAATAGTATAAAGCAGTCCGTTTTTCTTGTAGCGGAACAGTGTCATGATCAAGCTCCTAGATTATATTTGCCGATATTGACAAAACCGAAGTTGTCAACGATGTAACAATCACCGTCCTTGACAAAGATATCACCGACAGATCCACTCGAACCACGAGCAAGCCGCCGAACCAATCCATCTTCCCAGAGGTTTGTCGATTCAAATGCTTGATCTAGGTCATCAGTATCAACTTCATAAGTTGCATCGTAATACTCTACAAAGTCTTCATTCCACTTACGAGCACCGAGCATCATATCTGCACGAGCAACTGCTTTAGGAACTGCGTCCCAACCTCGTGCATTGACAGCGATAATGTCAGAATCACTCAGTCGGATTTGGTAAATAGTGATCATGTTAGGTTCCTCTGTGTTACCTTATAGAATCAGTATAAACTATTTAAAAGCATTTGTCAACCCACCAAAGATACTTTTTTCAACTCATCCAACTTTTTACAGACTTCATCCACTTGTTTCCAATCTTGAGCATTTTTAGCGGTTACCAATGCAAGAATTAGATCAAGTTTGGTATTTACACGATCAAGAGCAACATTCACATCACGGAAGTTTTTCATGGTGTCTCCTTTTATTCATTACGGTACCATTATATACCGATTCTTTACATTTGTAAATAGAAAAGAGGCCCGAAGGCCTCTTTCTTAAGCTTCACATGCAGCGCACCCAGCGGCTGTTACTCTTTTTCTGGTCAATGCTTGGGCGGCCGACATTGAGTAACTGTAATACAAGCTCTTGACACCCATTTCCCATGCATATAGATAAAGTGCATTTATTTCTTTTACAGGCATATCTGGATCAACCATCAAGTTCAAACTTTGACCTTGGTCAATGTATTGTTGACGAACACCAGCGTGATCAATAATAGTGTAAGGGTTAATTTCAGCAAAGGTCTTGAATACTTCTTTTTCATTTGGAGACAAGAAGTCTAGATGTTGGATTGAACCATCTGCATTTTTAATTGTTTCCCATACCTCTGTTGTGTTTTTACCTTTTTCTTCTAGCAATTCCTGAAGGTAAGGATTTTTAATAGTCACTTTCATCTTTGCAAGATCTTTGACATAGCAATTAGAGAACTCAGGCTCGATAGACTGACTTACCTGTCCTAGAATAAAACTACTAGATTTAGTAGGTGCAATTGCCATGGTTGTAGTATTACGCATACCATAACCCTTAAGTAATGGTGGTTCACCTAGTTTTATTGCAAGTTCACGTGATGCAGCGTGTGAACGTTCCTGTAATGTTTTTGCAATTTCCATGTTCTTCTTTGCTGCTTCTTTAGATTCAAAACCAATCATATTAGATTGAAGATATGAATGCCAACCAAGAATACCAACACCGATTGCACGATGATTAATTGCAAATTCACGTGCACGCTTCAGATATTCTTGACCTTCAGCTTTACGGATAAACTCTTCACAAACTGTATCAAGGAACATTGTCATAACTTCGATAGCGTCTGTTTCAATAATCTCATCCCAGTGAAGAGCATTAATTGATGAAAGGACACAAGTAAAAGTTTCAGTGACAGACGACGGAAGTGCAATTTCGATACAATTATGTACCAATATATCGTTGGCAAAAAAAGATGATGTTTCCGGAACTGTTATATCGTACACGGGTATTTCTTCATCATAATCAATGTATTCTATTCTTATACCCAATTTTTAGTTTCCTTTTTTGTAAATTGTCTCCATTCGTTTGAATGGAAGCTGTTATATTTTTCTAAAGTTATTCCATCTTTTTCGGAACATTTTATTAATTCATCTACCATACCCCAAAATCCTCTATTTGAAAATCTAAACATTTTCCAATGTTTTAGATGAGGTAAATTATAGTAAACAGAATGTTGAATCCAAAAACTACCATTAACCAGTTTATTGTACTTATAGCAACAATTTTTATAAGATTCTAATAAATCTGTGTCGGAATATTTGCTATTTTGATTAGCATATCCTAGACTCTCGTTACTTCTTATTTTATTCTGTTCAGCAGTTTTCTTTAATCCTTTAGTAATATGAACCCATTCGCCATTTAAAACCTTTGGATCATTCATTGATACTATACCCAATCTTTCGCCAGTAAGTAGATTTTTTGCTGGCATAGTTCCAGTTTTACCTTTACTTATAGCTTTATTTGTTTGTATTTTATATTTTTCATATATTCTTGAACTATAGTTATATACAGACCTTTTATTATTTACAGGGCCGCCATTTAAAAACATTTTTAATGAAAGATAGCAGCGATATTCCCATTTTGTATTATTCCATATCTTACAAAGTATTAAATGTGCTATAAAATGTTCTCTTGGAGTAAGATATGTAATATTACCTACGTGCTCGCCATCACCTTCATATATTCCATCATTATGACGAAGTTTTCTTTTATTATTTTTATAAAAAAATACCGGTACTATATGATGTTTTTCCAAACTACCGCCCCGAATTTTTTTCCTTCTTATACCTCGTTGGCACATATTTTGGTATATTTTTTCATAATTCATGCAGTAAAATCTCCTTTTTATTTTTATTTATAATAAGGGAGATTTCACTACATTATAGAGTGTTTAGAGATTATTCACCTATTAGAAGTTCATCATCTTCTGTAAGATCTTTAGCTTCTACCCAACCTCTGTTTTGAGTAAAGATTTTATGATCTGGTGTGCACTCAACAACTTTGCCTGTTTTATCATCAGTAATACGTATCATTTTTTTAGTAGAACCAGTTTGGGCGGCCGCAGTAACTTTACAGAAACCTTTTTCTGTTTTTACTTTAGTCTCAGCTGGTATTCCACCTATTGACCAAAGTTTAACAAATGTTTCTATATCTATTGTTTGTGGTTCTTTTTCAAACGGAAACCACACTGTCATAATACTATCACCACGTAGACACATGTTTGACGCATGGATCTTCATCTTTTTATCTTTATAGACTTGAGGCTTGTTATTGTTAACATTATCACCAAATAGGATATAAGGATACCCAATCTCTGATCTACGCTGAAGTACTTTTGCCCAGATTCGGCGCTTCTCTGCATCACCTTTTTTCATTGACTCTATAAATGAGTCTGAAACAACAATACCAGTAGTTAGTCCCTGAATTGGATTTCCTTCGGTTCCAATATCTAAAAACTCGTCGGCATCTGGATGATCAATATCTTGATATGCAGCAAAGAAACCTCTGCGAACTGAACCTTGTGAAACTACTGATGCGAGTGTATCATATAGTTGCATAAAGTGGACGGAACCTGATGATGCGCCGGAATCTGTAATATTAGCCCCACGGTGACGGACTGCACCGAAGTAACCGGAACAACCACCACCATTTTTCATTAACATACCGTTTTCTGCAACGCCAAAAAGAATTGATTCCATATTATCATCAATATAAGAGCCAAAGCAAGAAACTGGTAAACCACGCTTCTTACCATAATTAGCCCAAACAGGTGATGAGAGAGAATAGAAACCACGTGACATATAATCATAAAATTTGTCTGCATATCCAGGAATACCTAGATATTTTTCTGCTGTTGCGGCGATCTCTCTAATTCGACTTTCTGCAGTTTCACCCGCATCTTCATTGATGTAGCCCCTTGAAAGAAACTTTCGTGAGTCTTCATTCAACCAATAAAATTTTTCGTACGTCTTTGTTACCTCTATCAAAATAGATCATCCTCCGTAAATGCTTTTGTTTTCTTTGAATATGCTGTGCTTCTCTTAACAAAGAAGTCAACATTTTTTGTACTTAAAATTTCTTCAACAAACCAATCTGTGCTTGAAACTGCAACTTGATCTACTTCATAAATTGGTTTAATATCAATTGCTTGTAGTGATTGGTTGAAACGATGCTTTAGAAATTCCTTGACGGTCTCTTTTGGAAGGAAGTCTAGATCTGAATCACCATAGATCCAATCTACAATCATGGACTCTGCCTTATATGCTTCTTTGCAGAGTCGATTTACCTCTGAAATTGTGTCTTTGGTCCACCAATCTGGATTTTCAGCTTTGATAATGTTAACAAGTTCAAAACCGAATCTAGCATGAATGTCTTCTTCTTTTGAAGTCGCTTCCACTGCATTAGAGATGCCTTTCAACATATTCTTATGCTTGTTGAAAGCCATCATGATTAGAAATTGCGAGAATAATGAAACATTTTCTACAAACATAGAAAATAGGACAATATTGTGGAAGTAATCTTTATCATCGACTGGGTTCTGAAGAGCTTGTTCTAGGTATGCAATACGCTTTTTTATTGCAGGAACATCTACTATAGTTTCAAACTCTTCATTTAAACCCATGATTTCAATGAGATTTGAATAAGCATCGGCATGGCGAACTTCAGATTCTGCAAATGTTGCGCCGACTGCTTGTACTTCTGGTTTCTTTAGTCTATCACCGACTTTACCCCAGAATGCTTTGACTTGAACTTCTATTTGTGAAATTGCAAGCATTGCTTTCTTTACAATTTCTACTTCTTCTTTTGTCATTCTTACTTTCATGTCTTGGATATCAGATGAGTAATTAAATTCTGTATGAACCCAATATGAATGACGGATAGCATCTTTATATTCGTCTAGTTGTGGATACTCGTAAGGTTTTAAATTAGTTCTTTTACGAAAAATATCTGGCATGTTATTATGGCGATATACAATGTATTCTCTTGCCAGATCGTGTAGGCCCATGTCCATTATTACATTTTCAACGGTTCTATGAACTGTATCGACACTTACAATAACATCATTTACTGCACTTTTATTTAAAATATCTGTTACTTCTGTTGCCACTTCTTCTGGCATTGTTTTACTTCTGATACCGATGGACTTCATTGCTTTAGATACAGCAGTGCTGATCTTGTCTTTGTCATAAACTTCTGTAGTCCCGTTTCGTTTGGTAACGTAATTTACTGTCTTAGAATGTTCGTTTGTTGAACTATCTAACATATGTAAGTACCCTTTCGTTTGAATTGTTAATAGAGAAAATAATTCATAGCCCTAGAAACAGGGTTACAATAAATATATTTAAAGGATTTTTAGTCTGTTTTGGTCAACATATGATATTTATTATCTACTATCTTCAACATATTGACTTGTTACAACAAGTTACCAAAATTTCTATACGGCCATAGTTGCTTTTATAGTATCATGACTTTGATAGTTTGTCAACTTAAAACAGTCTACATCATTCAATCTAAAACCACTTTTCAATCTATCTTCCAAATCAAACTCAGTGTCAATTTCCAGCCCGGGTAATGGATATTCTTCTCTTGAAAGTTGTTCTCGAACTTGATCAAAGTGATTTGAATAAATGTGTGCATCGCCAATTGTGTGCACATAGTCACCGACTCCAAGACCAACTTCTTTTGCAAGAATATGAGTCAAAAGTGCGTATGATGCAATATTAAATGGGACACCCAGAAACACATCTGCGCTTCTTTGATACATTTGGCAATTCAACTTGCCGTTAATAACCCTAAACTGGGCGAATGCATGACACGGAGGGAGTGCCATTTCATGTAGCTGGTTAGGGTTCCATGCTGATAGGATAATTCGTCTTGAATCTGGATTGGTTCTAAGTTGGTGTAGTATGGTTGTGATTTGGTCGACACCATTGTCGACCGAGAACCCGCCGAATTTACGCCACTGGAAACCATAAACGGGTCCGAGCTCTTTTGTAAACTCGTTGTTGATATAGCCGAGGTCCTTACCCTGTTTATCGGCATTTGCAGTCCAGATTGTATTTCTTCCAACCAATTCCACTCGGTGTTTACCAAATGTGAGTTCTGAAAGCCGTCTTTCATCTGTACTTCCTTCAAGGAACCAGAGAATTTCTCCGACGACTGATTTCCACGCAAGCTTTTTCGTTGTAACCGCCGGGAAACCTGCCGAGAGATCGAACCGCATTTGATATCCGAAAATGGATCGTGTTCCCACTCCAGTTCTGTCATTTACATCTTCTCCATGTTCTAAAATATCTTCTAATAGCTTATGATATTGTTTCATACTTTGCTCCAAATACTAAATGATAACCCATCTTGTTCTCGTGATGCCATTTCAGCGTAATCAGAAAGATATTCTTTCATCGGAACAAAAGTATCACATTGATAGTCACCAGGAATATGTGTTGTATAGATATTATCACATAAATGTAATGTTTGTTTATAGATATCAGCTCCACCGATAAACCAAGTTTTTAGATCGGGGTATTCGAGTTTCAAAAGACGAATTAGTTTATCCATATCTCCAAAATAGCGACCATCGGGTTCACCTTTTATTTCAGATCTTGTAACAACAATATTAGTTCTATTGGGCAATTTTTTATTACCTAATGATTCCCATGTTTTCCTGCCCATCACAACAACATGACCATTTGTACATTCTCTAAACCATTTCATATCAGCCGGATTATGTGGCCAGGGCAGCCCACCATTTTTACCAATACCATAATTGTCATCATGGGCTAAAATTGCATTTATCGTCATAATATCTCCGTTTTATAAATACTCAGTGAAATTCGTTCTGTAAATATTTGACCTATACCATGAATTTCATCACTAGAAAGGGAATAGGTCGATGAATATAGGAATACTTGGAATGTATATGTATTTACCAATAATTGCCTTAATAGTTGGTCTTGGTTTTGTATTTTTCTCCGGTGACGTGTTTAGATATCCGTGTCAAGATCCATTAAATTGGGAAAATGCAGAGTGCAAACCACCAGTTTGTAAAGCTGCAGGCTTGTGTACAGAAGATCTAATAAAATTTGATACTACCACAATAGAAGAAAAAATTACCGAAGATGTAATTGCTACTGATAATATGTCCGCTGTAGATGCTTTTATTGAAGATACTCCAGTAATTAATGACCAATTAAACACATGCGAAGGGTCGTCAAATGTCCAATAAAAGAAAAACAGAAATTACCATAGAACTATTAAATGCTAAACTTAGATTCATTGTTGGAATTTGTCTAGCGTTTACTCTTACAGGAACAATTTTTGCTGTTTTATACTCGTTGATACATGTTACTCAACCCATGTATACTTCACCTAATGATCAGCAATTCTTTGAATTAATACAACCGATTGCAACATTTTTAACTGGAACACTTTCTGGTATTATGCTCGGTGGTGCAACTATATCAGGCCGCAGAAAAGAAGACGATGAAGACTCAGTAACTGAAACAAAAGAATAAAGTAAATACATACTGAAAGGTTGGTGCTTTATGCGCCAACCTTTTTCCACGACATCATTTTTAAATTAGCTTTCAGACCTTTGTACGTATTATCTAATAATACTTTTTCAATATCAGTCATACCATTCATTACCATTTCATTAATATCTTTGCCTGGTAAATTAGATGGCCAAATGCATATTGAATAACCATCACGGATAACTTTTTCCATTCGTTTGTGAATTTCTTTATTTCTTGGTTCAGAATCAAATACAAAAATTGCATTTTCAGGATTCTTTAAACCAGAAACATTACCATCAGCACCTGCCATGGCAACAGCATTTGATAAAAACATACTATCAATTGCACCTTCAACAACAAAGTATCTTTTGGTAAAATCAACTTTATCAAGTCCAAAAACTTTTGGAACTTCTTCCAACATAATTGTAATATAGCGAAGACCATTTGGTTTAAACCCACGAGCAGATAATCCAAATACCTTTCCTTCACCATCAATAAAAGGTATTATTAAACGAGGTTCATCTTTGACCACATTAGGAAATTTATTCGGAATTAATGTATTGATCCATGTCATAAATTTCGGTGCATAATATAGTCTATAATGCTGAGCTGTAGGTATCTGTCGTTTATCAATATATTGTTTTACTGGATGGTCAAACGCAAGTTGACTAATCTTTTTGATAGTCTTTAGTGGATTGACATATTTCTTAAAATCTGGTTTTGATGATTTTAATTGATCCAAAGGCTGTGGCTGGGCATCTTTGGCATTTTTCATATATTTTTCAGTGATATAATCATTATATACAAGGTTATCAACATCTTTTAGAAATGTTTTGAATGTCTTGCTTGCATAACAATTATGACAATAAAAATGAAATGAATTGTTCTTTTCAAGTAACCAGCCGCGGGCCTTTACTCTGCTTTTCTGTGAATCGAGACATACAGGACATCTGAAATTTATTTTATATGGGTTGGTCGATTTAACTTTAAATCTTTCTAGCCTAGAAGACAAAAGCATAGTATATTGAAGATCGACATAGTCAACCATTTCTAATCACCTATTAATGTAATATTATTGTACCATTATATATTCAAGTTGAAATTTGTCAACCGAAAAATATCGCCCAAGGTAATTTATTGATTATAAAGAGTAGAACTGCACCGATTCCTAGAATGTACCAGCGCCAGTTTTCTAGTGCCTGTATTCTTTTATCTTGGGTTTCAAGTTTTTCTGACATATTCCTGTTCATATTTTCAATAGAATCCAATAGTTCACGATGATGGCGCTCTCTTTCTTTCTGAGATGTTTCTTTCATATCATCAAACTTTGTTGTTAATTCTTTTCGAAATTGTACTTCTTCATCGTTGTGTTTTTTAATTGTCTCTTCGAGTGTTGTCACTCTTTTTTCATTATTTTCCAAGATATTTTCCTGAACTGCGATAGTTTTAAGTATTTCAGACATTTGACCAACAGCGCTGTCTATTTTAGTAAAAACATACTCAATCTGCTTTATATCTTTTTGTATCAATGCAATGTCGGTTTTTAAACTATTGATTTCATTGTCTACCATTGGTGACATCCTCGTACTCAGTTTTTAATCGTTGGATTTTTTCGTTACCACGAGTCCAAGCAGCAACACCAAGAACTGCGCCCATTGCAGCATGGAAAATACCGCCTGATAGTAAAGTCAAAGGACTCCATTGCAATGATACTACACCTGTCACACCATATACCTGCACAATACTCCAAAAGATTGGAAATACTATAAAATCGAACAAGATAATAACCATATAAACTACGGCCATCATAGGTCGCCAATATTTTTGTAACCAGGTATCTGCTTTCATATGCTTATTTATATTGTGATTCATATATAGCTATAATCTTCTTCTGTTGATCAATTAGTGCTCTCACATCAGATAAATTTAATGCTATATTTTCATATCCGCTAGTAGTCAATGCAAAGAATACAACTTCACCAGTTTTAATTTCTTTAAATTTTTCAACTGCATTTTCGGGAGTTATGATAATCCATTTAACTTCACGTAATCTAAGTTGATCTACTGTAGGAACTACTGGTGCTGGTTTTTGTATTTCAATAGTTCTAACTTCGACCGGTTTTACTGGTTCTATTTTAGTAGATGATCCGCAAGCTGCAAGAAAAACAATAGATGATAGCATTACATATTTTATCACTGCTTCAACTCCAAGAATAACCAGGGACATTCCGAATTAAATTGGCGCTCAGTTGTTGCCGCCATTTCTTTTTCATTTAGCGGCGCGCCGGACATCAATTCAAAACATCTTGTTGCATTTGACGAAGCACTATTTATAGTTCTTTCTACAAGACCTGGTTTTGCTGCGGCAAGAGCGCCTAGTTCATGACGACCTAGGCGCTCTTTTAACTCGTTATTTTGTAATCGTACTATTTGAAACTCAGACTGTACTCGTGAAAAATCTTCTTGAACTTGTTGATATGATGCTTGTAGATTATCAATAGTTTGAACATTTTGATTATTAGCATTAGTAATAGTAAGATTATTTGCTTCAAGGGTAGCAGTATTTTCTATAAGTTGAGCAAGTTTCTTTTGAGTACTATAATAATAGGCGCCGGCAGCACTACTCATTAAAGCAACTAAAACACCTATGATAATCCACGATTGCATTTATTAATCTCTTGTAAGCTTCTTGATTGCTAAATCAACACCTGCAAGGCGCTTAGCTGCCTTTTCGCGTGGTGCATTAACATCTTTGTTGGTGGTTTTCATGATACTGCGCATCTTGTCTTTATCATCATAAGACATATGACGGTTCATCATACGATCCATTTCATCGGACTGTGCTTTCTTTTCACCATATTTAATAGCATTTGAGGCAGCATTATCTGCAGCTTTGCTTACATATGATGCAAGTGTTGACTTTTTAAGTTCGTCAAGTTCTTCAGCTTCTTCAGACATCTTTACTTCGCCACTGCGACGCTTAAGGGCCATTGCACGACCGGCTGCTCTCTTCTTAAGAGTCTCGGTGTCTTTGCCGTCTTTAGACCAATCACCACCACCGACCATCATTTTGCCGGTGATGTCTCTGCCTTGCTCACCAGCCTTATTGTAATAGTTACGGACAGTGTCTTTTGAGAGTTCGTCAAGTTCTTCAGCTTCTTCTTTCATGTCTTCTTCATCATCATCTTCATCTTCTTCATCTTCATCGTCGCTCATTTTTGCTTCAAGAGCAAGACGAATACGGCCACGAAGTTCTTCTGTAAGTGCTTCTTTTAGATCACGAGGATTTTTATTAATTGCCTCTTGAATGATTCTTTGAATTGTCATTTGTCTATCCTTTAGTTGTAAAAATTATTTTTTCTTTGCCGCTTCTTTTGCAGCAGCCGCGGCGGCCTGAGCTCTTACTTTATCAGCCTCTTTATCCGCTTTTCTTGATGCTCTCATCATATTTTGTGCACCACTATCACGATATGAGATTTCATCAAGTTCTATTTCTTCATTTGCCTTTTTTCTATTTGCAAATTCAGCCTTATCATATCCTTTATGATAAGCGGTTTCAGCACTATATTTGCCAGAGCGCATTCCAAAATGTGGGCCATAACCACGACCTAGTCCGTGTTTAAATGCCATTCTACCAGCTTCTTCGTGTTCACCGGTAGATTTTAGTTTGTCAACAATTTGTCGACCTTCTGCTTCACTCAATTCAGTTTCTTCTTTCATCTTAACTGGAGATTCACTTGAAGTAAGGTGCCATTTAGCAGAGTCTTTGGCTGCTGCAAGAGATGATTCAGTACCCACTTCGTGCTTTGCAGTATTACCGCCGATCCGAACTGAGTAACCATTACTTCCCATGGAAGAAGTTTTAGTAATTCTACCTACGGGGTTACCATTGTGGTGAATGTGATGGTCGCCAGAATCCGTTTTCTTAAATGAAACTGATTCATCAAGATTAGCTTCTTCCATCTTTGCGGCAAGTGCTTCGGCAATTCTTGCTTTTAGTTCTTCAACAAGTGCTTCTTTCATCTCTAAAGGGGCACCGTTTATTGATTCTTGGATTATCTTTTGAATTGTCATATTAGGCTCCTAATAATTTTCTGATTTGTTCATTATCCATAATACCATCTGCAGTATATTTATTAGTTCTCTGCCATGATCTGACTGCTATTTCAGTCTGGAGACCATAAACACCATCAGCACCTAGACCTAATTTAGCTTGAACCTTTTTAACAACATCACCAGTTGATTTTTTCTGGATTGTTGGATAACTTGCAGGAGCTGCCTTTTCAGTTACTACAGCGGCAGCAGGTGCAGATTTAACCGCAGGTGCTGAACTTACTGAACCACCAACAATTGCTTTTGCCTTTTTGTATCTAGCAGTTCTATCTTCAAGACCGATAGTCCCACCATTAATTTTCTTTGTCATGCCTACGATATCATCTGCATCTGCAAATTTTTCAAGACCATTCTTTTTCCAGAACCAGCAGGCAGACTCAAGAGCACCTTTCTTTGTTCTTACATAAGCGGCAGCTTCATCGGCAGTCATACCAATGTCTTTAGCAAAGACGGAATAATTATTTCTACCGGTAAGTTGCTTTACGCCACCACCACGGAACTTCCAACCATCACCTGGTTGTGTATTGCCTAGCGCACCTTGCTTTGATCTATTTACATCCATGTAAACATAATTAGCAATTTTTTCTGGATTTCTTGCATATGCAGCTGCATCTTCCTTACCAGCACCAAAATATCTTGGAAATACCTTCAAAAGAGACTCTGTGCTATAGTTAAGATTTTCCTCAAGTGCACGAAAGTCTTGTGACTCATGCGAACACTGAGCCATAAAACTAGCTATACGTAATGGTGTAGTTATATTATACTTTTCAAAAAAGTCAACTGCTATATCATACCACTCAGCTGCTTCTTTATTTGATGGGATCATTTGTTGAAATTGTGAAGTTGTAATCATTGTACTGCCATTGTCCTTATATGTTTATTATATCTTTTCTTTGGGCGATAACCACTGACTGCGGTGTCGCCGGTTCCAGGTTCACCAACTACTGTATCAGATACTTTAATATCGGGCACCGTTAAATCATCTTTTAGAAAATCTGAAAATGTTTTTCTACGCTTTAAGGGATCTGAATTAAAAGTTGCAGCTGCTCTTGTTCTATGCTTTTTCTGTTGAGCACGAGTTAAACCAGGTTCACCCTGTGGTCCAACACCAATACCTGCAATAGCACCAGAGCCAACTGACATACCAATTGCTCCATCTTCCTTTATTTTTTTGTTGACATCTTCTGAAAGTATGGTATAATTGATATACATATCATAAAATAAATCTATTGATTCATCCAATACATCTTCCGATATATCCTCATTGAGAGTAGAGGAATCAGAAAATTCGTTCCATTCACGGATTAACCAGAGTGCAGCCGCATATGATGCAACTTTAGATGAACCACCTGGTACTTTTGCAAGTAGTTTTTTCAATTTTAAAATCATAAGATCATATGTACGCAGGGAGTCTTTTTCTTCCTGGGTTTTTCGTTGATCTTTTTTCTTAAGAATATTCCCATCGGTATCAATAATACCTAGTTTATAGGCACTCCAATCCTCAAAGGGTGTTGTTAGTCTTCTTAAGAATTGATAGACAAGATATAGATCTACTAACAAATCAGTATTCCTTATTATTTAGTAAGACGATTAACAGCACGATTAATCCCAGTTTTTCGATTTAATCTCATTTTATTGAGTTTCTTGTATTCTGGGCTTTTCATATCGGAGGTATGACCAATATCTCTTTGAATATGAGTAAGATCATCTGCTGATTTCTTGACATATGAACCAAGAGTTTTCTTGTCCAGTTCATCAATCTGTTCTACTTCTTCATAATTCATTTTAGACATCATGCGCTTCTCACCTTCTGCATATGCGTGTAGAGTTTGCATTTGGTCGTGTATGGATGCAAGTTTATTCTGATACCATTCTTCAGGGTCTGAACCCATGTCAAGGTATTCCATGATTTCCTCTGCTGCGTATGCAATGAATTGAAGTTGACGCATCATCATTGGAACTTCTTCCCATGCATTTTCATCAAGATCAGTTTCTTCGTTTTTCTCGATACCCTTAGCAATCTTATGAGCTTTTCTAATTGTGCTCTTTTCAAGCGGTGGTTCGTCACCAGTGGCCTTCATAGCAGCAGCCATACCTATTGCATATGGATTTGTCGCTTTTTCTTCGAGCTGTTCTATCATCATTGAGATAACTAAATCTTTCATCGACATTTATATTTCTCCTAGTTTTTCGGTTATTATAGGGTCAGAATTAATCTTATTAGCATATATAATTTTGCCATCATATTCTATATAATCTGGCATAAAATTTAAATAGTCTACAAATGGTTTTAAATAGTCTTGATAATCACTTAGTTTCATAAAAAGCATATTAGTTGCTTCTGTTCCGAAACAATTATATATGATAATAAGATGATTGAGAATCAACCTTTCTTTCAAATCTCCAAATTGC